CTAAGCAATGGGCCATTAAAGATGACAAACGAGTTAATAGTATAGAATTATATAGTGTTGAACGTAAATCTAATGGTCAAATTTGGATGAGCTATTTTACATATGATAAGAACGGAAATCGAATTGGTGTTTGCGGGACAGATTATCGCTGGGCAGCAAATCAATTAAAATACCAACAGGAGTAGCAAATGCTATTCCTTTTTGCAACATGTCCTTTTATTTTTCTTATTTTCGAAACATTATTTATGATAAAAGTATCTACTGAGTTGGATACTATGCGGGATATTCCTCCATCCGCGCATAGTCCAATTCAGAAATTTTATAAGAAAGGGGTGAGAAGCTTATGATGTTTCTAAAGCGATTTGTTGCTGAAATCTGGTACCTGCTCGAAAGCGGGCAACTGAATGCCGGCGTAAAAGATGGATATTTCAACGTCAATGATAGAAACAACGATGTAAACCTATCATTTCGTTTATCCGTCATAAAACATTTAATCGAATCTACATTGCGTTAGATTCACCAAAATAGCCCGAATTCGCTATGTACTCCTTAGCGTTCTTGGGCTATTCGCTTTTCATCCCTGACTTATCGATCTTAAACCCTCGTAATTTCGGCCCAGGCTTCTTCCACAAGCTGGTCAAAAACAGGCCGGATTGCTGGGTTGATATAATCTCTCCCCTGAACATAGCCGCCAGTGCCGGTGCCATGACCGTATTGTAGAATAATCGCAATATTTACGCCTTTGTTCACGTTAGAGTTGTAAAAACTGATTTTTGCGGTTCCCCCACCGTGTTCTATCTTATAGTTCCATGACGCGGCAGTTTTTCCGGTTCTTGTCGGAGTTGCCGATGCAAGAGCTGCCACTCCGGCTTTTCCGTATTTATCAAGTAAGCTGGCTTTGGGAATTTCTTTTATTCTTTCAAGCCAACCTGTCACTTTCGACAAATCACCCTGCTGTCTGAACGAAATCATTTTGAATTTTCTCCTAAATAATAAAAGAGCCCCCGTAAGAGCTCTTAGTTTTTATGCCTGTATCAATGATTTGTTGTTTATCGATTTTAATATTTCTCGTGGATTAAAATATTTTGACAATATAGAAAGCCTCGAATCGCCTCGAAAACACATTTTTGCAAAATCCAGCACAGTGATTCCCGTAAGTTCTTCCGTGTTTATATCCTTCATAAATACTATATTATTTATATTCTCGTCACCATAGGAATTGCTCTTGTCGCCAATAGTATAGTAAAGAACATCGTTATGAGAATCGTATACAAAGTCGTTTTTTGTAAAGTTCTTCACCAATGTTACCTCCTATTTTAGGTTGCGGCCAAGCCCAATACTACTTCGTTGTTTATATTATTATCCATGACTGCTTCCTCCGAATTTTCTTTTTATTATTATACCTCTTAATCCGGAGGTAAAGCAATCATTATTTTAACTAAATTGTCAAATAGCGATCAAATCAGTCCATGTAGCTGAACCGCAGATGCCGTCCACTTCCAGTCCTCTCTCCTTCTGATATTTCTTCAGAGCACTCACAGTAGCATTACCGGCCGACTGGTCAAGTTCCAAAACCTTGCCGTTACTATCAGTATAGCCTCTGGCTTTCAAAATTTCCTGGAGCAGTAATACAGACGTTCCAGTACTTCCATACTGTACGGTTTTTGGTTCAAACATATAATTCGTCCCTCCTGTCGTGGTAGTTGTGGTGGCAGATGACTTCTTTGTTCCGCTCAGGTTAAGTCCCTTTCCGGTAAATCTGAGCCGATGTGTCCAGCCATGAGAATATAAATACCACGGCTGCGTACGAATCTCATTTCCTGATCCGTCCTTTGTATCTTTGGTTCCTTCAGACGATCTGGCATGAACAATATTATCACTGTCGATAGCCAGAGCTGTGTGATATGTAGTGTTCAGCTCAATATCACCCTTCTTCATCGCAGCATGAGCCGTCTGATTTTTAGCCACAATTTCAAATCCACAATTTGTCATTTTTAACATGTTGCCCGTATATGAACAATTATTCTTCAAATATGTAGCCGCTTCTGTCAGACCATTCGTAACAAATGCATAATAGAAAGCCGTACATACCAGAGATGAACAGTCAAAACTCTTCGGATTTGTAATATTGTAAAGGCTTCTCGTGGACTGGCTATATCCATGAGTGTTATCTTTTGCCATCCTTACAGCAAAATCCACGGCATCGTCAATAACCTGCTGTACAATGTCAGTTTTACTCACCGTGTTACTCTCCTCTCCGAAATAATAATTCATATCGACATTACCGCTGATACCGTTCACCTTACCCTTGCTGCTATATTGCTGAAACAGACAAGGATAATCGGCGTCACCACTGTAATCGGCCAGCCAAAACCGATATTTGTTAATAAGTTCTTTTGAATACCAGTTCTTGTAATAATCAATGTTGGCGTAAATACCGGCCTTGTACCCCTGCTCCTCGACATACTCGCAGAAGGCTTTACTGTGAGCGATACAATCGTCTTTGTCCAGTGTAACGCCAGCGGATTTAGCTTTCTTAACCGTGTCGTATTCAAAATCAAAGAAAATAATGGTATTTTTATCAAGCCCGGCCTTCTTAACCTGCTTGATACAGAAGGCAGCTTCTTCTTTGGCTTGTGTAATGTTCAGAGCATAGCTGAAATGATACACTCCCATAACTGGAATGCCGGCAGCCTTGCATCCTTTAACATATTCAAAAAATCTCGTATCGACAGTTTTACGGTAACCTTCACGGAGAAGTACAAACTTGATCCCGTCGGCTTTCACTTTATTAAAATCCACCGTTCCCTGCCAATACGAAATATCGATTCCTTTTTTCATTTTTATCATCCTTTTGAGTGTAAACGTTGCCGCCGTGCCTGGTTCAGAGCAGCTCTTTGTCTTGCCATTGCTGTTCCATTTACCTTCTTGGGCGGCGTGTTCTTCATATTGCATATCCGGATAAGAGCCATTAAGTGATTAAGATGCCATTTCTCGAACTCCACAGGAATGTTAAAAGAGATCATCCAATAGTAGATAATCTCGTTCATCGGCGTGTCGGTGTTACCTTTAATGTGGTAATCATCTTTTGGAAACTTCGCAGAGGTCATCGGATCAGCTATATACGCCAGAATATCATCAACATTCTTTTGTGTCAGACATTTGTACACATTTGGATCTACATTCTGTGTCAATGTCATACATCGAATATAGTCTACAGTTTCTTCCTGAGTTTTCTCCTGCTTTCCGAGATATGCCTTATGCCATTTGGATTCCCATTTTGAAATTGAGACGAGAGAATGCTCCAGCCTGAGGGTATGTTCCTTAACTGAAACGAACTCCTCGATTTCCTCGTCCCATAGATCAGTCGCTGGCACTGTTATCTGTAACATTATTCACTCTTAGGCATGATGGCACTGGCTATTGCGTTAGTTTTTGTTTGAATATCTGCTACTACGCCCGTGTCATTCTTAACCTGAAGTTTTGCCGCTTCCGCTGCCAGTTCGGCTGGTACGATACCATTTACGAAAGCTGCCGCCTCCTTATCGTCCGTAGACAAGCGCATGAAAATCTGAGAATACGCTTCTGTCTGACTAAATTCATCTCGAAGCTGCTGGCTCTTAATGAACCGTCTGCCGTCCGGGCTCTTCTCACCATACGCTTTCAGGACAAGTTCCTTAAATATTGTAATGAGAGCCGGACCGTCTTTTGCGTCGACGATGGCCTGAATAGTCTCGGCAAGTCCACCGGCAGTGCCAATCTCCAGCTCCATGATTTCTGCTTTGTTAAAATTGAACATGAACTTCTCTGTTCTCTGAACACCGTTATAGTCGGTATAAGTTTCGTTAATTACGTACATAAAATCTCCTTTCAATTAAAAACAGGGCTCTCCCGATGAAGAGAGAACCCCGTGAATTTTATCAAGCTGCGTTGAGAATTTCGAACACTTCGTCTGGCATAAGTATTTTCGCTTTGGTTGTACCATCGCCATAAAGTTTTGTTTCTATTTCTTTCAACTTAGCAGCATCAACCTTAGTAGAATCAATTTCAATCACACAAGTTGGATCGTGATCTGCCACTGAGACAGGAGTGGATGTTGCCTCCCAGGAGAAAGTTCCTGCCTCCGGACTGTCGTTAATCGTTTGGTGATTAACTTCTGAAGGCGAAACTTTACTATTATAAACGATATGTATTTTATATCCGTACGATGTTCCCTGGGTATCATTTGCGATTAGTGTTCTGTAGGCTAATCCATATGCACTTCTTTGCTGCTGTTTAATTACAACACCCGGCGCAGCTTCCACTTCGCCAAGACACTTCTTGAATCCGTCAGGATACATATAAGCCTCAATGCCATAACCATACTCTTCTGCGGAATACAGAGTTATATATACTCCATTGTCTGCATAGAGCTTTGTAGCTTCAGCTCCAGACGGAGTTTCGTTAATGGCGGTCATACCATTCCATGATTCGCCATCACCATATGATCCGTCACTGTCGATGACATAAAGAACAGTTCTGTCAACGCCAGTTTCAGCTAACTTTTGACCTGTTTTGTCCCATTCAAGTGTAAAAGCCATAATAATTTCCTCCTTACCAATAAATAGTCAATACATCGTGATAGAGGTTGTCCGACTGATAAGAACGATCGTAAGAACAGTATTGCTCTTCCAGCAGTTTATTGACAACGTCGTTATCAGGCTTTCTGTCAATCACGGTTATTGTATATCTGTCCCAGACGGAATAAATTCCGTTATCTGCTCTCATTCTGTGCTTACTTCCAAATGAGTAGACAATAGCGGGATATTCCATCTTCAACGATTCCGGGGGCTGATAATATACGTGTCGGCTCCCCAGAAGTTCCTCCAACTTGCTCTGAAGTTCTTCACGCGGTTTCGCCATTCCATACCTCCCCCAGTGAAAGTAATAATCTCGGGTACTGAACTTCTACTTTTGAAATCTTCCATTTCGTACCCATCAATTCGGCATATGCCATGTTTGAGCAATTCTCAACGGCAAATGGATCGGCAAGAATACTCAGTACATTAGCCAGAACAAGATTGTCATTTACAGCACCGGAATTCTGCCGCTGCCGGTAATCCGTAGTCAAGTCCCCGTAATAAGAGCGCTCGGTTATGGCATTTTCCCATATACCGGCACTCGTCTCTTTGGTCACAGCATAACCGATCTTGCCAAACCATTTAGCCATTTTGATTTTTCTCCTTATTCGCCTGTGCTATCAGTAGTTGTAGTAACCGGCTCTTCCAGTGCAATAGCAGAGAACAGCTTTGTCAGCGCTCCAGATAAACGGGTTTCAATCAGATACTTATACTGGTTGAAATCGATATCGAAATCGCTGAAGTTTGTTACTTCGCCGCCCTTCGTATTACCGATCTGGTAATCAGACATATTCACAAAGATGCCGAGAAGCTTCTTAGTAACGGAAGTTGTGCTTCCGGCCGGAGTATAAGTCCGGGTAAGTCCCTCAAACTGCTCTACCGTATGAATAGCAGTAACATTAAGTGCTGCCGCTAAATCAGATTTGGAATCATAGATGCGACGGCCGTTCAGATCACGTGCCAGAAGCATTACGTTCAGCAGATGCGGCGTGCAGTAGAATTCGAGGCTGCCGGAACCCTTGTAATTCTCACGGGAATACAGAGCTGCCGAGATGATAGCTTCCGCGTAAATATAGTTCTCACTAAAGTTTGCGGAAGTATTCGTTCCCTGAAGAGCCGTCTTGGCTGCGTCAATATCCACGTCATAGTGAATAGTGTACAGCTCGTCATCATGCCAGATAGATTTGATGTGGGATTCATCAATCTTTCCGTCGGCACCTTCTTCAAGACCGTCACCGACCAAAATAGCTTTCGCCAGCAGTTCGTTAAGCAGCTCACGCATAATCTTCTGCTGGTAGGATACTACGTCGAAATCGATAATATCGATAATGTCTTCGCGGTCAAGCTTGTCCTTAATATAAACCATCTGCGGATCAACGGATCTGGTGACGAGCTTCCAGTTCGGCATTTCAACTTTCTTATTGCCCTTCACGTATGCCTGAGCCGTAAATTTAGCATCACGAATATCGGTGTGACGGGTCTTCACACGGCTATACGGGCTCTTGTGGGCTTTGTTCAGTACCGAATCAACCCAGGTATAATCTCTGGTGAGACGTTCCGGCTCCCCCTTCGGCTGAAGCTCGTATTCCGGGAACAAATCCTCTACGGAATCAATACCATGAGCCAAAGCATCTTTGTTATCCGCTACATATGCCTTCATAGCATTCTGTAAAGTTCCAATCGCGGGATTCTTAGCCAGTTCCATGATGGCTTCTTCGTCGGAATGGGAAAGCGTAGTCTTATGCTGTTCCCTGTTTTCCTGGTCAAACGCGTTATATTTCATTTCAACATCATCTCCTTCTGAATGTTTTACATCTTCTTCATCGTCATCATTGTTGTCGGCGGTTCCTTTGGCCACTTCTTCGAGAAGATCATAGAGAACAAACTGCTGCTCCGGATTCATAGTATCGATGATATCCTGATAGGTCTTTTTCCCACTCTCACTTTCTTTCTTCTCGTCGTCTTTCTTCCCGTTATCTTTCTTTTCCGTCTCTTTCTCCTCTTCGTCAGAATGACATAAAGAAAGAGGCTCGCCGGTATAAATGACAGCTGCCTCGCCAGATTCTTCGCCATGTTCAATTACTTCTTCGATATATGCTCCGGGATTAGCACCGGCCAGAACCAGACTTACTTCCCGAATAACGCCATGCATCACAGCTGACCCGTTCTTCTTTAATTTATTTGCATAAATACTAAGACCAACGATATCGCCATGCCTAACCGTTTCCTTTGCCTGCCGGCCGTTAATCGTGTCATTGAAAAAGCATTCGGCATAGACACCGTCTTTGCGATTTTCCAACAGTGCATGTCCTAGAACGTTTGTAATACTTTCATGCCGATGATTCCAGACTAACGGCACAGTACGTTTGTCGTCGTCTTTAAACGCATCGGGCATAATAACTAAACCGTCTGAGCATTTCAGATTTGCTCTGGTAGCCCATCCGGCAAAATCGGGTTTACCCATTTTGAATTTCCCTCCTGTCGTTTAATTCAGAATCCTGTTCAATCTCTGCTTTGCTCTCGCTGATGTTGCTGTTTCTTAATTCGTCGGCTTTCGGGTCATCGGAAGGTTTCATTCCAACAACCTGACGGATTTCATTTGATGTCATGATTTCGTTTCTGGTGAATTTGTCTGCGATTTCAGCAATGTCATTGACCGGAACAAGCTTGAAAGGATCTCTGAAGAATTTGATAGACTGTTTCTGAGAACGGGCTGTCTTAGAGAGGAATTTTCGTTTCATCTCGTCGACTATAGCGGAAAGAATAGGTTCGATGGTTCGATTGTAATAGTTCAGCATAGTCTTATCGTCTGCTGTACCGTCTAATATGCTCTGAGTGATACCTAACTGGCTGTATAGCATACTCGTCAGGTATTCAATCTGGGTCATTAGATTGTTCTCAACAGACCGGTTAAGCTGAGTTATCTTCTCTGTTCCATCTATCCATGCAATACCGTATTTGGATTCCGATAATTGAAACTCTATGTCTTTACGCCGTCGTTCCGCCTGTTCTCGTTTAGTTTGACTTTTAACCACTCCAGGAAGCTGCATAATCAAATCCAGTTTCCCTGAACCGCTCTGCTCGTCGATAACGTCCAAAAGATTAAGCTTATGGATAAGTCTCTGTAGAGTAGAGTTCGGCTCGTTCATAACTGCGTAGAATGGATTTTCTATAATAGCGACTGCTCTCTTTGAAAATACTCGTTCCATCTTCTCTCCGGTAATCTCGTTATAATATCGGACTTTTACATGCTGAGGAAACCAGTCAACAATTTTGCCGGTACGCATACTGCCAATATCATAGGACGAAGTATAATTCGGATCTGCTGTCGCTTCTGTCGGAACCAGACATACGACCCCTTCATCGAGCATAGACATCACGGCGTCTTGCATAAAAGCCCTGCCGGTCTGATCTACATTGGCACTGAGTGTAAGACAATTGTTTAAATAACTGTCCCGCGTTTCAACATAACGTCCATTCTTGTCCAGCTGAACATGCATAACGTCAATGGCCGCTGCGTCGGTTGCGATGCGATTCAGTACCGATGTCACAATAGATCGTTCGTTTCCTCTGCTGAACCTCGGACGAAATATCGGATAAGAAGAACTGCTCCCATAACCTCCAATCGGTGTGGGATCTCTGTTAGCAAAAGCATTCCAGGCACGTTTAAGCCTGACCCCTAAAGATAATTCCATTTTGATTTTCCTTTCATTCAAACGCTTCTTTGTGCAGTTTATAAGCGACGTACGCATCCAATAAAGCTGCAACAGCATCGATCTTCTGCTCACGTCGTTTCTTAAACAATTTACGGTTACCGTTTGTATCTTCCAGAGTGACACAGTTACCCATGGCAAATTTCATAAGCTCTTCGTCAAAGAGAAGCAAACGTTCCTCTGCCATTTTCTTGATTTCTCCCAGCGGCACAGATTCAGTTTTGGCTCCCTGAATAACCTTCTCAATTCCATAAGGACCGTTCTCTGCCGCCCATCTCTCTACAAACTCTCTGGCATTGTAAGGGTCATAACCGAATGCGCATACGTCATACTCGTGATCCTGAATAAACTTGTCCAAATCGTCATAAACTTCCATCATGTCAAGTACAGAACCTTCCAGAACGCATAAACTGCCTTCGTCCCGGAACTGATCATAAATTTTTCGCATTGATGAGGGTAATCGCATGAGAGTCAGCATAGAAATATAGTTACGGGTTTTTATCCGGTAACTTCCGTCACGTAACGGAAAGAGAAATGTAAAAGCACAGAAATCGTCGCCCTGAGATAAGTCAGCACCCATTGCGCAAGGCATCCCATCACAGCTTTTCCACGGATGGAGTAACGTTTCCTCGTATCTGAAGAAATAAGTATACCCTTCCATCGGTATTCCGAATCTTTTTGCCAAGGTGTCATTCCTTGCCGCCGGAGACTGCTCGGCCTGTACTACTTCCCGTTGGTATATATCCCATTTAACGGTTTTCCCAAGATTCGGATTGGCTTTAACCCACATATTTGGGTCATTTATCTCTTTAACATCATCCAACTTGTACCAGAATATAGAAGTATGAGGATCGTCGTATTCGCCACGAAGGATCTTTTGTAACAACATTTTGATGTCGTCGCCCGGCCCATTACGGACTGTTCCCTCTGAACTCGTGGCGACAATCAACCAGTCATCGTGCTTGGATGCTCCCTCCGCAGCGGCATTAATAGGATTCTCCCGAATATCACAGGACAGCCATTCGTCCATCGTCCATATACGGGCTCTCGATCCCTGTATCTTATCGATAGTCATAGGCTTAATCTCCAGAATTGACCCATTAAGGAAATTCTGAATGCCCTTCTTTGTAGACGCCAATTTTACTCTATCGGCTCTATTACCGGTAGTGTTTTGCAATGAGCCTTCCGTCAAAAACTGAAACAGCGGCCCTCTCGCTCTCGTGATAGCAATACTATATGGCAGCACTACTTCTTCTGCCTGCCTCATAGTCGGCGCTACCGTTGCCTGTTGAGTTGCCGATGTGTCAATATTTTCATAGTAAGCCTGAATACAGGTGTCATACAAAGATTTTGCCGCGCCTCGGCCAACTATAAGAAATTGCTTGTTAATCAGCCTGGTTTTAATCCATCGTGTCTCGTAATGAACGCCGTTACCATTATAATCAGGTATCGGAATATCTCTGGGAACGAAATAATACCAGCCGAAAACCTGCTCTCCCCATAATTTAAAACTGTCCAGCATATGTAGATTTGAACCATCTGTCAGAGTCAACTCACCCTCACAGAATGCTATCCATCCGTCTACTATGCGATCATCGTAGTAATAATCCGGACTTCGTATCAGATTATCAATACGATTCATCTCTGCTTCAATTTCCTTACAAACCGGAATCTCCCCGTTTAATACGGCATCTCTAAACGCGCCGTAATATTTTGGGACAGCGGTATTAGATAACGCCATATAAAACCTTCTTTCTGTTGTGTTTTTGTTGCATATGAGATATGATATATAGAGAGAATACTCTATGGAAGGAATATAGATATGAGTACTATTACTAATTTTGCAATAATGGTCACATGTATATCAGCAGCATCTCCTATAATAACAGCACTAATAAATGCCAAACACGATACTAATATCAGAAAACTGGAACTGGATCGTGAACGTTACAAGGAAACAGCATTATACAAAAGAGATATTTTTAAGAATTATCTTAAATACCTTAACGCTTCGGCAAGAATGTATGAGCTTCCAGAAAATGAAAATTTATATTCACGTTATTATCCTCTCGCTTATTTATACACACCGGACGATTTACGAAATGAAATGGCGGAGCTGAATGATCTTCTTGACAAGGAAGAATATGATAAGATAATTCCGCGAATAGAAGCAATAACTTCAAAAATTGCTAAGATAATAGAAACCATGTCATCAATATGCCAATCATAGCCTCATACAATAAACATGCAACGATTAATTGGGTGTCATGCTCTATTTTCGTAAAAATAACAAAACAAGTAAGCACAATACACCACACCACAAATACTGCTTGATACTGATTCATACTTTCACCCATGTTGTGTTTAAATGAAATAAAAAAGCCGCCTATCAAAATTGATAAGACGACTTTATATTTGTTTATGCTAAACCAAAAGACCGTTGGCGGGTGTGCCCCTTCCCGCATTTCTTTTGACCCCTGGGGTGCGTAGCAGCACAATCTCTACTTCAACAATCTTTTGGATGAAACCTTACTATTGTATCTCCATTATATGCTACTTATTCTTTTTTGTAAAGCAAATAATTTTTATTTATCAGCTTCTGCAAATTCGTTTCCCGAATACGATAAAAAGTCATAACTGAATTCTTAAGCGAGGGATTATCGGTTTCAAGTACAACTCGAACCACTACGTTTAGATTTGTGCTTGGCAATCGCTTTATCATGAATACTGTTCCCTGGGATTTAACGTCTTTAACAATAATGTCCGGTTGAGTAACACATACCATACCGTATTGTTCAAAAAAGTCATAATCTTCCGGATGTCGGATTTTTATATGAGAAAGTCTCTCGCCCGTTATAATAATATCGTCCGTCTGAATCTTTCCAAACTCTTTTCTCAAAATTTCAGTATTTATTTTGCCTAAGCTCCGTATCTCTTCCATACGCGTTCCTCTTTTGCCACCATTTATATAAGTATATCAGAAATGGCGTCTTTTGCAACGTGTTTTTACACCGAAATTTTCAGATAACGGTTGACCGCATCTTAATAATCATGATAAAATATAAAAGACATCTTTATACGGAGGAGAAGAAAGTCGATGAAAAAGAACACTATTGCTAAAGTATCTGAACAGGAAATGCTTCAGAAACTGAATATTCCGGATTGGCGGCATATGAATAAAGAATGTATCATGGAATTCGCTTCAAATATGCAGGCTCTTGATCCAGAAGTAGCCAAAAATGCTCTTGCTCAGTTCCCCAAATTTGCAGAACTTGGTACAGAAGTAGTCGGGGCATTAAAAGATTGTCTCGATGAAACATGTCATTCAGAGAACGATGCTACAAAAGATGCATACGATATTAATGCCAAATTACTTGATAACTTAAACACTCGTTTAAATAAACCATTTTTACTCCCCGGTGAACGCAAGAAAATTATTGAAGCGATGGTTGAAGTATCTAAAAATATAACAGAAATACATAATCAACATAGTCATTCTGTAGTAGAAGGCCTTAAACAAGTTGCGGCCATTGCCGGCGGGGTCGCTCTCACAGCCGGCACAGTTTTAGGTGCTCAAATCAGAAAGAAACTGTAATTTAATAAATTATTTCTTCGTAGCCATCTTCCTTCTAAATTCAGGATCTTTAAGAGCGTCCATAGTATTCTGATAAGTAACCATCCTTTTAGCTCTTTCAACAGCATCATTCAAGGATTTATCGCCGACCTTGTCAAGATCTTTAAGAATATAATTTGTTACGCGGTCCTCTGTTTTAGGTTTAAGAGATTTAGCTACCCTGTCAGCCATTTCATTTATAACTTTCTCGGTAACAGTCCTTGCTGTTTTATCAGCCATATCTGCCACAAATTTCTTTGCTCTGGAATTCTTTTGAGGTGTTTGTTTCGCAAGCAATTCTTTATATGACTGTTCCATCCTCAGACGATTGATAGCTTTCATAAGATCGTCGTCACTCATATCTTTAACAGATTTATTTGTGCTATTTTGTTTTTCCGATGCCTTAGTAACAGACTTAGATGTTGATGTTTTAATGGCAGCTGTTTTTTCAGTAGAAGACGAAGCTTTTCCTGAGGCTTTTCCTTTTGCTGATTGTACAGCATTGCCAACGCCATATCGAATTCTTCCGGCAGGTGTCAAAGAGCCATCCTTATTCTGAAATCGAAGAATCCCCCACTTCTGGCCTTTGATGCCGTGATGGTAGAGTTCTAATTTACTGTAGTCCATTCAAATATCACCTCGTTTCTAACTATTGTATTTGTTTAAATTCTATTGTATAATATATTTACATTTAATTTTGGAGGACTTTATGCAAAATATTTTAAATGTTCTTACAATCATAACCTTCATTTCAACGGCAATCGGTTGGGTTTATGTTGCGATAAATTCCAGTATCAGACTTCACGCGGAAATAAGAGACCATATAAAAATCCAAAATAGAATCATTCAGTTATACATATACTTTCAGAATAATTCTGGGAAGTCAATAACCATTTCCGGTGTATCCATTATGTACAAGGGAAAAGAACATCCTTGCCGCATCTCCAGAGCTGTAATACAGTCAAAAGGAGATGAGATACTTTTATCGGCCACGACAACCCCTATAAACTTGAGTCCATACCAAGGTACCTGTCACGTACTTGAATTTTTAGATTGTCGAGATATTGAATTAGATCAGGGTAAAACTCTTGATCTTGAAATTTATACCAATCGTCGGCGTCTAAAGCGATCTCTAGTTTTGCCGCCACCAGCCGACGTTTTTCGTCCGGATCATCGCCAGCAAAATGTTTAAAAACAGCATATACCTCCAATGGATTTGGATTTAAACATAATACGTTGTCTCGTCGCGGTTGATTATAAGTAGTTTTCCGTTTTTTAAAAAACATTCCTCATCCTCATTTCTAACTTTTATCAGCGGCCACATTAAGCCGCCACTCGAATTCATTCGCCTGTCTTTGCAGTGAATCCAGAACCGCCGAACTCAGCGAATTTGAATCAAATAACAGCTTAACCTTGATTCCCATATATGATTTGACGGAATTAATATCCGTCTCTTCTCCAAGAAAATCTGACCAGGTCGCCGTTTTATCTTGTATGCTGAATGCTTTCTCCGGCCCGACACCAAGCTGGCACAGCGTAGCAAAAACAGAATTGATATGCATAATTATGTCCGGGTCAAAGACTTCGTAATCTTCAGCCAACCCGAGTGTCTTTTTTATTGATGTGAGAATACTGTCCATAAATTCACCTGCCTTTTGTCGAATGGTTTTTATACAAAATATCACGTCTTCCACGGACATGTATCATTCGGTCTTCGTACAACCGGCTCCAGTACCAGATTGTCTTTGCTTCCATAATGAATCGCATTGTGGGTATTGAAAGACGTACAGATCAAATACTCCGGATTCAGAAGGAAATCTGTTCCGTGAATTATGTCATCGGGTGACAAAGGATTCATATGGTGTATAAAAATCTCCCCAAATATTCCTCTGTCCTGTATTCCAAGATCGCAGCCGTTATCCCGGATAATAACCTGATCTCTGGCACGTTTCCATTCGTATGATCTCAGAAATTTCTCCCGAATATAACGATCGAACCCAAAAGTATCCAGTCCTACTTTTCCCCGGAGTTTAAGATACTCAAACCGCTGCTCAAATGTCGGCAATCGAATCAGTTCCGAATATGTCTTAATAATCGTATTCATCGTAATTCTCCTCAACTTCATCAGGGTCTTTGCCACTGTAAATACTGAAAGCTCTGAGAACCTTCTTGTAATCTACATTGCTCTCCTTCTGGGATTGCAGGGCCTCGGTCTTTGCTCTGAGTAATTTGTTTTCTTCTTCCAGCTTTTCCCTTTCTAATGAATCTTTTCTGGAAAATAACCGCAGAATTGTTGTGATTTCCTGTGAACTGGCTGTTCCGTCGATCAGATGCTGTTCCGCGGCGTTTAAAGCCAGACCAAATAACCGTTTTTCTGCACCATCCGGCGTTAAAGCCGGTCTCAACTTGCCTGTTTTGGGCTTGTGCGAATTTTCGGCTTTAACTTTTGCCATGATTGTCAGTCCTTTCTGTCAGTTTCAAGTAAGTTTTGTACGGATTTATAATACTTTGTGATAGATTTTCATCACTTCTAACGGGACGTATATGCTCCTTTCATACCAATTCTCGGGGTGAAAGGAGTAAATCCCCTTATAGAGTATTGTATAACATTTGAAAGGAGGCGAACGAAACAATCGGCATGTGCAAACCTGGATAAAGTATCATGCTCATATACGCCC